AGGACGTAGGAAAAGAGACACAAAGCCTATTTGCGAAGGATGCTTGGACCTTCGCCACTTAAAGGGGGATGCCATATGGCCGATCGGCGCATTCTTGATTCCAATAAAAATTTTGTTGCTCCCGGGGTAATTTCGCAAACGGGGCACGTCACGTATACATCCATCCCGCAAAAGCAGCGGATTGTCGATGGCAACGGTCATTTGGTGGCTCCCGGGGTTATCGTTCAATCCGGACATGCCACCGTCAACACGATTAAACGATAAGGAGGAACTGACCTATGTTACCAATTGTCTATGATGCCAATGGGAATCCGTGCCTCCTGGTGCAGATCAACGGAAGTGCAGCCTCGGGCGGCGCGATCAACACGAATGCGACAGTCGTCGGGACCAGCGTCATGCAGCCCGTGGATATTCAGAACCGGCTGCAAACAACGACTCAAACGCATAATGCCGTGAGTGTTGCGCTAAGTGGTACATCTACGCAGACCAATTTTATTGATACGGCTGGGTTTGATACCGTTGCTGTCACTGTAATGAATGACGTTAATACCCAACAAAACGGTGTAAATCTGTTTTGGTCTAACGATGGGACTACTCTACACGGTAGTGAAACGCTTCTAGCGTCGGCAGTAGGCCAAACAAGGGCCGCATCTACGGCAATTAAAGCACGATATTTAAAGGTTCAGCTCACAAACGGTGACGCATCAGCAGCCCATACCATGAGTGCTTGGGCCTATCTCAAAGCGTAAAGGAGGGAAAACCATATGCCACAACAACCACCTAGCACAAACGGAATTATGGAGCTCGACGCCACAACCGCCGATGCGATCCGCACGAAGCTGCAAACGATCCAGGCGGCATTTACGCCAACGGATGAGCAGCCCGTATGCGATACGTTCTACATTACAGCTACGTACAACCGCGAAAACCCGGACTTCCCAATCAACGGGGATACCGCACAATATCTGCTTGCAGCGGTAGGTGACGCCAATGCCGGGGCTTAGGTTTAATGGGCTGAATAACTACGTAACACTCACTAATTCCGGTCTGGACCTTACCACTCAAGGAACGGTTGAGGCTTGGTTTAAGTGCTCTGGAACGAACGGCACTAACCAAATGATTGTTGACCGTAACCCTAACTATGGGTATACCATTTTTCTCGATAGCGCTGGGAATCTTCAAGGTAGGTTCACTCAGACCGGATCAACAACCAGCCCAAAGACATACGCAGACGGCCTTTGGCATCATGCGGTTGTTACCGCTCAATCCGGTACGACAATCATGTATGTGGACGGAGCTCAAGTAAATAGCACAACCTTTACTGGAAGTGCAACGCAATCGCTCACGACCTATATCGGTTCACGTTCTGGGACGCAGTTCTTTTTCAGCGGATCAATCGCAGCTGCTCGCATCTATTCCCGCGCCCTTTCCGCCTCCGAAGTAGCCGCCAACTACGCCGGGACCGTCACGCGCACGGGCCTTGCCGGGGAATGGCTGTTCAACGAAGGCCAAGGCACGACCGCACTTGATACGTCCGGGAACGGGAACAACGGCACGATTACGGGAGCTACGTGGGTTGTAAAGGCGTCACAGCAGGGGCTAACGTTTAATGGGCTGGGAACGGACTATATTGGTTTGCCTGTTGGTCTTCCGTCTTTATTCAACTTCGGTACAGGAGACTTAACTTTTGAATTGAGGTGCAGTTTGGGAGAAATTCCGATTACTAACAAGGTGATTTTTGGTGACGACTCATCGACTTCCACGCCTTGGATCGGGATAATCAATGGTGGCTACATCCAATTTGCCCTAAGCGGAACTAACTTTGTTTCATCCAGCCCCCAGCCTTTAAATGCACCAATTCATGTTGTGGCTATGCGTTTAAGTGGGACGATGTACGTTTATATCAATGGGGTACTGGCTGGAACACCGACAAACTACACAACCGCTGTAAGTTTATCAAATAATGCGGCTATTGGTAGATTCGGCTCCAGCTTAAACAAAACGTTTTATTTCAAAGGTCAAGTGAGCTCTTTTCGCATCTACAATCGGGGATTGAGTGCATCCGAAGTATCCGCCAATTACGCTGGAAACGTCACTCGTTCCGGTCTAGTCGGTGAATGGCTGATGCAAGCGGGCCAAGGCACAACCGCCTTTGACACGTCCGGTAACGGCAATCACGGGACCATCACAGGCGCAACGTGGGCTGTGAAGTCGAAAGCGCGGTTCAATCTGCTGGGCGTGGACGGAAACTGTGATAGCTTAACTGGGTGGAATAACGGAAACTCGACAACGATATTGACGTTAGATTCCGCTAATGCAAAGTACGGAATTAATGCAATTAAAGCTACTATTAACACGGGCGGGACAGTCGCAAGTGCTTGGTGGAATACTAAGCCCATCTCGTTAGTCGGCGGCAAGTATTACATCCTAGCAGCAGATGTGAAGAATGGAACATCATCTAATGTGCGATTATTCCTTGACGATTCAAGCGGTTCCGTACTGGTTGCGAGCCCATTATTATCGGGGACAACATACACTACAGCTTACGTTAAATATGCTACTCCTTCTGTCGGTGCTAAAGTAACTGTTGAGGCAATATCCGCAGGAACACCCGGACAATATGGATACGTGGACGGCATCCGCCTCTACGAAATTTCGGCAGACGAATACAACCGTATCGACGTCGATCCGAGCTGGACGGGCGGCGCGAACATCAGCGCATTGTTCCCGTATGTGGAAGCAGCGACTCCGTTATCCACGCTTCCAGCCGTTAACAAGACGGTGCGGACGGGGATGCGGTTTAATGGATTGACGGATAAGATCACCGCTCCTAACGTCAATCTGAACGCATCTGGAACGCTTATGGCGTGGATTCAACCCGGAACACCGACTAGCCCAACGTTCTATCAGGGCATTATCGGGAATATCGACTTCAATATCGACCGTAACGGATACATTATGTGTGTCAATAACTCCGTACTTGAGCTTGAAACCGGAAGCGCCACAGCTCTCCAGCGTGTATTCGGGACAACTAATCTTCGGGACGGAAAATGGCATTTTGTATGTGTAACGTGGGATTCCTCCGTTATGCGAGCGTATACGGATGGCGTTAAGGAAGGCGAAGTTACTCAAACGGTAATTCCGACGAACGCAACTTTACCGCTGGCAATCGGATATGGGAATAACTATCCGTCTCAATTCGTTGGGCCGATGAATGGAATTCGGATGTATAACCGAGCATTGACTCAAACGGAAATTACAGCAGCTTACGCCGGGACCGTCACCCGCACGGGCCTCGTCGGAGAGTGGCTGCTCGATCATCGGTATAACGGCTATGCGCTGGATACGGCACAAGGCGCGACAACGGTCGTGGGGAATTTGCTTCCGGGGCTTGATACTGGGACATGGACGGTTGACTCCCACGCTGTTGTAAATGGGCCTTACAGCTTAACGCTGAACGCTACCTTAGCGAACCAGATTACCAATAGCCCAAATATACGAGTAGTGCCGAACAGGGATTATATCCTCAGTGTGGGCATTGGAACTTTAGCAACGCATCAGGTTTATTTGCGGGAATTCGATGCAAGCGGGGCACAGATCGGTTCAACGAAATCTGTAACCTCTGCCCAAGGAGCAACGAACGCAACGATTATATTTACGTCTTCTCCGACAACAAATTATATCGACGTTCGATTACTCTCGGGTGCAGCGGGGACATTTACGTTTAATCAGTTCATGTTTACGACAATCGACGGCACCAGCGCAGCCTTCGCTCCGCAAACCGGAAATCACGGCGCGGTGTATGGCGCAATCCCGGCGATTCGCAGAGCCACGCTCAAGCCGAAGAAGAATCTGCTGCCTACGTTTGATTCGGGAAAGTGGACGATAGATGCAGCGTACACCGTTAGCGGGAATACGCTTAGCGCTAATATTTCTACTGGGTACAAAAACATTACCATCGTCATTCCGAATATCAAGCCTAGTACGACCTATATGATCTCCGGCATGAGTAATAAAGTCGGTGTTTCGGCTAGATCGAACAGCAGCTCGGGAACGCTCTTGTTTAACCTCGATGGTACCTATACGGGAAGCTACACGTTTACAACGGCAGCAGATACAACGTCACTCTATATTGGTTTAGCTAATGCAGGAGCGGCTACGGGATTGATTTCTATATCCGATCCGCAGCTAGAACTTGGCTCCACGCAAACCACGTTTGAATCGTATACCCTGGTCCCGGACATCAAACAGGTTCTCCCGGTTCTTGCATCCAGCACGGCAGCGGCTCCGGTTGCTCCAGCGGCAGATACTACAGCTCCAGCAGCTCCAACAGGGCTCACGGCAACGGCTGTATCCAGCTCGCAGATTAACCTCTCCTGGACCGCAGCAACGGATAATGTGGGCGTTACAGGCTATGACGTGTATCGCGGGGGCAACTTGATCGGATCGACCACCGGAGCGACCGCGTACAACGACACGGGCCTCACGGCTTCTACATCGTATTCGTACACGGTGAAGGCGAAGGATGCAGCAGGCAACGTCTCGGCAGCAAGCAGCAGCGCAAGCGCGACAACGCAATCTGCGGCAGATACAACGCCTCCATCGGTTCCGAGCAGCTTAACGGCTACGGCAATATCAACCACTCAAATCAATCTCAGCTGGAGTGCATCGACGGATAACGTAGCGGTTACGGGCTATGATGTCTACCGGGGCGCTTCGCTCATCGGCTCTACAACCGGAGCCACGACCTACAGTGATACGGGGCTTACTCCTTCGACAGCCTATTCGTACACGGTCAAAGCAAAGGATGCGGCGGGCAATATCTCCGCAGCCAGCAGCGCAGCTTCCGCAACCACGCAGGCCATGGGCAACCTGGTTTTGCAGAGTAACTGGGAACAAGGCTCATTCTCGGAGGCGGGAACCGGTTCCGCAGTAACGAAATCGGCCAGCACGACCAGGCTGCGTACAATCAATCCGGTTTCGATTACAGGTGGAACGTCTTACACCTTCAGCGTTCAATCCGGGTACAAGATCATGATGATTACGCTTGATAGCAGCGGCAATGAGCTGGATTATGTGGATTGGCAAACGCTGCCTTATATCATCACAGTCAATGCCTCGGCGGTTTCTGCGGTGTTCCGGGTGGCCTTTACGGATGATTCGGTCATTACGACAACGGCCATTAGTGCAGCTATGCCAAGGCTGGAGCTGACCTCCAGGACAACCGTTCCGTACCAGGGTGCAAGCTTCAACGGTACAAGCCAGTATGCCGAGGATGGGGTTATCGCCTGGAGCGGCGGCTTCACGGTGGATATGTACATCTATCATGATGCGAGCGTTAACCAGGACTGGAACCGGATTATTCAGCGAGGCAACGACGATGGAGCAGGATTCGCCATCAGGCGATACTCAACGGGGGTTATTTTCACAAATGCCACTACTGCCCCGGACAATGCCTATGTCGATTTGGCAAGCGGCTGGCACAGGCTCCAGTTCCGATATACGGGCTCGGTTCAAGAAATCTGGGTGGATGGGACCAAAGCCACAACATCATCTGTATCCGATGCTCCAGGTTCGGTAGGAAGCCAGTTCACCGTGGGTAAGAAAACGGGGGCTGCGGAGTATTACTGGAGCGGTTCGATGAAGAACTTACGCTTTTGGAACCGCAGCTTAACGGATACGGAAATGGGCCAGCTGAATGGCGGCACGGCCATCAGTTCCGGACTCAAGGGCGAATGGTTCACAAAAGCCTTCAGCGGAACAACCTTATCGGATACTTCGGGCAGCGGCAATACACTGACGCTGTATGGCGGGCTCGGTATGGATACAGGTGTACCGACGACGAATTTGGCGGTTGAATACCGACTTGGGGATGGATCGGGACAAACGCTCGCGGATTACTCGGCAAATGCGCTTAACGCTACACTCGGCAGCAGTACCAGCGTTGAAACGGCAGACCCGGCATGGACTTCCTATGGACTCAGCTTCTCTAATGCGGAGCTGGATGTAACGAACATTCCGTACAATGCCGCACTTGATTTCAGCGCGAGCTCCAGCGTTACGATTATCGCCTTAGTCAAACTCACGAATGTGGCATCGGTGCAAACCTATGAACGGCGCAACGGCTCGCTGGGATGGTTGCAACTCCGAAATCGTGCAGGGCAACCCGGGAACATCCTGTGCCATAATGATGCAGGAACATCTGTTTCGGCCAATACAGCCCGAAATCAAGTATCCGATACATGGGATGTACTGTTTGGACGGATTAATGCAGGCACGATGCAGGCACGGTTTAACAAAGAAGCTTGGGGTACTTCAGCAACCGCTTCGGGTACGTATACATTCGCAAGTGTCGGGGCAACCCTAGCCCCTCGGGATGGTAACATTGCTTACTTCGCCTATTACAACCGAGCTTTGTCTGATGCAGAGTGCGATAAGGTATATGACTTCATCAAGCAGCTGGTGAACGGTCGAGGCATTACGCTGGCATAGAAAGGGGGAACTCCCGTGGCAAAAGACTTCACAGAGCTGCATAAACGGCTCCAGAAGTACGTAGATGATACGGTTGATCCAAGTGACGCCATCATGTGGTTCAACGCTTGTAATGAGGATATAAGCTTTATCGCGGGGTACGCCAAGACGCTGACCGTCCCTTTCAACCGGGATGTTCCCGTCATGGACCTCCCGAGCGATTTCATCGAATTGATGGAGCTGAAGCTCAAGAAAAACTCTCAAGATGATTATTTGCGGATCAGGCCCCTTGGCCTGGTCCAGCCTATTGATTTGTATGATCCGGGATACCCGGAAGTTGACGGATCGGCAGGCTACGAGATATTCGGGGACTCCATTGAAATCCGCATGGATAACATGGAATCCGGGCAGCTGCTCTATCGGTATTATGCCTACCTCCCGGATGTGACAGACCTCACGAACGTCCCGGCACTCAAGCCCCGGTTTCATGACATGTACGCACTTTTTGCTGCCACCAAGTTTTTTCAGGAGTATCAAGATGAGCTCCAGACGAAAAATGACTATTGGGGCGAATACATGGCAAAACGGCAGGAACTTGAAGTGGAATTCAACCGGATTAAAACCCGTTCCCGGTCCAAAACGGTGTACCAATTTAGAGTATGGAGCTGATGAATCATGGCCGTTAGGCTGAATGTTGCAAACAACGCGCAAACCACACTCAACGGAACGATTACATCCGCTCAGACCACCATTACCGTGGCGGATGTATCCTTGTTCCCTACGGCTCCGTTTCGCATCACCGTGGATGCGGAGATTATGGAAGTCTCCAGCGTCAACGCCGGGGCCAAACAATTCACTGTATTGCGAGCTCAGGAGGGCACAGCCGCAGCCGTACATAACTCCGGGGTGTTCGTCGAGAACCGCTGGACGAAGGGAACGTATGATGAGCTTGTCGCAGCCATTAACGAGGCCCGGACCTACGCACCGTAAAGGGGGCAAGTAGATGGCAACCGCTACACTATATGCGATTAACACAGCAAGGCTCAAGGACCAATACGGTGATTCAGATTATGGATTTGATAGCTTTGACCAATCTAATGTTAACACGACAGCAACCGTGTATTTCTATGGTATAAACTATACCATCAGTAATGAACCACCAGGAAATCAAGATGATTGGTTCTTTGCTCGTTTTGATAAAAATGCCATGCCCGCCTATGCTTCCATTAACTCGATCACACTTCATTTATATACCGATAATGTGTTTACTTCACAACCTTTCTACTCCGTCGATTGGAATAATGGTTGTTGGGATAACTCAGGATTATTCACGGGAAGCGGATCAAATCGTGGTGTAGCTAATGGTCCCGCTCAAGTGGCTGGGGTTTCTGGAAACAAAACCATAACAAATGCAGGGGGTGGATGGTATACCGTTGATTTAACGGGATTACAATCCTCTTGGGCGATTCAGATGGGCTCTTGGGGTAATGACATCGGGATGGGCGGCACCTACAGACCTTATCTCGTCGTGGATTACGTCCCGGCCAACCGCGCTCCCAACCCTCCAGCTGGACTTTCCAACGGACGCGGAACCTGGACATGGTTTAATTCGGCCCCGACATACACTTGGGCCTTCTCCGATCCGGATGGCGGAGCCCAAGGCGGCTGGCAGCTCCAGCGTTCTTCCGATAACTGGGCTACCGTCGATTATGATACGGGCGTCCAGACGGGAACCGGAACATCTCATACGATTTCCTGGTCCAATCAAGGATCGCAGTATGTCCGTGTACGGACGTATGATAATTTTGGTGTATGGGGTGACTGGGCTTGGGATGGGTACAACTATGATACGGTAGGCCCTACGGCTCAATATTGGGGCTGTGGACCAACCGACAATGATACAGGACACCTCAGTACGAACCGAGTCCGAAACATCCCTGTAGGCGGGACCTACCGCGTTTGGGCCTTGAATGTTACGGATACCCGTTCCGGGGTGAGTATGGTCCGTTTCCCCACACGAAATAACGCACAGGGAACCTTTGTTTGGTACGATGGCGTCAATAACGGGGGCGGGAATTGGTATGCGGACATCCCGATCGCAAGTTACAGCAGCGCCGAAGGCTCCTACCAAACGGATATTTATGCCTATGACGTAGCCGGGAACAGCCCGTTTATAGGCAGCGTTACCGTCACCGTGGACCGTACCGTACCACTTGCTCCGACTATCACGCTAGGCACTCCATTGTCTACGTCGATTGCCCTTTCCTGGACCGCGTTTAATGATGGGGGAACGTCCTCGGGCTGGGCTCAAACGCTGGTGTATATGCGCAAGTGGAACGGCAGCAGCTACGTGGATATTACGGGCTCTCCTGCTTCTGTGGGGAATGTAACCTCCTATACCTGGACAGGGCTGCTGGAAAATACCCAGTATCAAGCCATTGTGCAGTATGTGGACCAAGCCGGGAACTACGGTAATTACAATTCCCCGACCTTCACAACCAATGCGCTGCCGGTTTCCGGGTTGTATGGATTGACCAGCTCGGGCTATCTCATTAACCAGCGTCCGAAAATTTCAGTGTATGCCAATGACGCTGGCGGAGATAATGTTGATTTGCATATCAAAATCAGCAAAAACTCGGACATGAGCAACCCGATTGTAGATTCCTGGGCGAGCCACACATCCGAAGCAGGCAATGCAGGGTGGGCCGTTCGTGCTGCCGTTGTCCATGGGGTTAAGAACTATTACACGCCTCAAGTGGACCTCGGAACCGGAACATTTTATTTGCAAATCCAGGCGAATGACGGCAAGGAAAACGGGCCGTTAACCTCACCGATGACGTTCATAATCAATCCAGTCAATTGGCCGACCATCGTAAAGGATACGGATACCGGAATATCCAAACGGACCGTTGATGACCTTCGGGCTAAGGCGAATGCAGTTCAGCAGGCAAGAGGCCGAACCGTGACTTCTTTTTCCGATCCGGTCATTACAGCAGGCGTCACGAAGCCGAAGAAAATCCATGTGGATGAGCTGCAAGCAGCCATTCAGGATATTGCGGCAGCTACGGATGACAGCATTACCTGGAACTCCGTCATTACGGGGGATGTTACGCTACGTTCCGGTGCGCACTGGAATGAGCTGCGAAACTGGCTGGTGAAGTTGTAAGGAAGGAGGAATAACGATGAAGCAGACTCCACTCGCAAGGCTTAGTTTTACCCAAGGCGTAAAAAGTGCGTTCGATCCGTCCTCTGTTCCGCCTGATGCACTCTATGGGGCGCTTAACATGCGCTCCGATGAGTCGGGCATCCTTCGCATTCGACGGGGCCATTCGCCTGTGAATATCACGCCTCTCGGCACAGGGAGCTTCCAGGGGGGTGTTAGTGCGTTCGGCAAGGTTCTAACAGCCTGGAACCGGAATCTATACCTTATCGACAATGCTGGAGCGTCTACGCAGATTGGAACAGGGCTTATCGGGGCAACTGCGACCGATCGGGTATCGATGATCCGCTGGACGCGCAGCGGCTTGGAGACGGTGTATCTATTCCCGGGTAACGGCATCTTTCAAACGCAAGGGAGCAGTACAGCAGCGGTGACTCCGTATACCCCTGCTGCGGGGGAGAGCCTGAACCTCATTCGGAAAACAGATGGAACCTTGGAGGCGAACAGCGGGCCATCCCGGTGCAAGCTCTCTGTGCTGAAAGCCTCACTCTCCCAGCGCATAGCAGCCGCAGGCGATCCGCAGAGTCCGAACACGGTATATTTCTCAGCCCCGCTGGATGCGACTTATTGGCCCGATGACCAAATTATCCAGCTCCCGGATGACGGATCGAAAATCACCCGGATTGTCAACTGGTACAATACGCTCATTATTTTCCGGGATAAGGACATTTGGGCATTCTTCGGCTCCAGTGCAACCGATACATCCGCGCAGCTGGTTTTGCAGGATTCCTCCGTAGGATGTGCGGCTGGGGAGAGTGTGGCCGCAGTTCCGAACATCGGACTGATGTTCCTTGGACCGGATAACATTTATGCTTTGCAGACGGTCACGGCCATTGAAAATCAAGTGAAATCCGTGCCGATCGGGGATGATGTGCGGAAGTTCGTGAAAAAAGCGCTGACCTTCGACATGAGCGGGATCAGTGCGGTGTACTACAACAAAGAGTACCGATTATCTTTCCCGAAGTGCATGGCCGAGGAGCGGGTTTTAGTCCTTTCCACGGTAAACAATACACTGGCATGGTACCCGGATTCCGGTCCCGTGACAAACCAGTTTATCATTCACAATAACAGCTGCCTTGCTTCTTCAGACCTTGAAGGCAAATGGCTGAAATATGATGAAACCAGGATAGACGATGACGGGGCTCCGATTCCGATTGCACTGGAATTCCGCAGGGAAAACCTCCAGCCAGGACCAGGACGCATCAAACACCTGTATATTTATGCCATTTCCAAGGGACGTTCCCAGCAAACCTCGATATTCTACATGGGGGATACGTTTGGCACTCCGAAATATAACGATGAAATCATTGAAAATGCCGTGGTGAATGTGGGCACGGATCAGCATTTAACCGTGGATGTCACCGCTGACGGCACAACGTACACCGTGAAGGAATTCAGCGTCACCGTGGACCGACTAGCCGCAGCCAGCCTCACGAACATCGAACCGGTTCGGATATTTGAAGCCCGTTTCCAGCCGAGCCTCAAGGGGAATTTTGCCCAGGTTCGGATTTCAGGAACCGTCCCGGATGAAGAAATTGTGATTATGGGATATGCGATAGACTACTCGACGCGCGGACGTATTCACGGGCAAAAATTCAAGGTATAATGAGGGATAGATTAGTTCGAGCCTCATGAGGGCCATCTTAGCACGGCATATTGCCGGGGCTTGGGTGGCCTTTTTCATTTGAAAGGAAGTGATATTGCTTTATGCCAACCATGGATGAGTACGAAAAGATGGGCGGATATGCCAAAGATAAGGCACTTGGGATGAACATCGTGAACGGCGGCGGGACTCCGGCTGGAGCGCAAACCTTCGGGATGCCGCAGGCCCAGCAATCCTCGTTCACCCCCTATACCGCTTCGACCATTAAACTATCCGATCCGTTGAAAGCCGCACAAACAAACGTTGACACAAGGCCCAACCTCCCGACTTTCCAGGCAGGCAAAACCGTGGATACCTCGGGCTATAAAAATGCGATCGAGAAGTATAACCCGGGGGACCCGAAGTTCAATATGGGGCAGCTCTCCGACTCCATTAACGGGGCCAAAACATCTGCGGGTGCCGTTCCGGTGCAGGCTTATCAATACCAGGACCCAGCCCAGTTTCAAAAGCTGCTCACGCAGATGAATTCCGTGCTTCAGCCGCTCACGGACGCGCAGAAGGCTAATGCCACAAGTTCCTATAACAGCCAAGCGCAGAAGCTCGGGGACCAGTGGGCCGCTCGCGGACTTCTCGCATCCGGAGCCGCCGCTTCCCAGCAAATGCAAGGGGCGCAGGGCTTAACCCAGCAGCTTGCCACAATGGACGCCCAGCAGCAGGCCAATGCCATTCCGCTGGCCCAGCAGTTCGCGCAGCTTGCGCTCCAGGAGGACAGTCAAAAGTTTAATCAACAGGCCAACAACCGGGATTTCACGGCGCAGCAGGCACAGAACAATGTCGGGAATCTCATGAGTGCGCTCGGGCTGCAAAACACCCAGCAGCAGCAGTATATTGGAAATCTCGGGAATCTCGCCAACATGGACATTAATCAGAACCAGTGGGCGCAAAATTTCGGGCTCCAAAAGCAGCAGTTCGAGGCAGGAAATGCGCTGGATTGGGCGAACTTGATTAACAATCAAAACCAGTTCAACGCGAACAGCACGAACAACACAAACCAGTTCAACGCGAACCTGAACAACAACCAGCAGCAGTTCAACGCAGGCGCTTTGAACGATGCCGCTCGGTTTAACAGCTCCCAGGGGCAGGCGAACAGCCAGTTCAATGCGGGGCAAGCAAACAACATGAACCAGTTCAACGCGCAGCAGGCGCAGAACCAAAACCAGTTTAATGCCAATAACACGCTGGACTGGAGCAAGCTCTTGCAGAACCAAAACCAGTTCAACGCCACAAACCAGCTGGACCGGGACCGCTTGAACCAGCAGCAAAGCCAGTTCGACACAACCACGGCCATGCAGAAGCAGCTCAATAACTGGAATGCTTATAAGGACAATGTTGCCATGACCGGGAACCTCGGCACGGGGCCGAAAACAGACTGGGGCCTACTGAACTCGAACCCGAACCAAATGGCAGCAAATCAGCAGACCGCACAGGCGCAGCTCATGATGGATTACCTGAAAAATGTCGGGGTGAATCCGAATAACCTGGGTAGCCTCTTTAGCGGCATGAACAACTATGGAAACCTAAGCAATCTGCTGAATCAATACAGCGGTCAACCGACGATCCAAGGGCAAGAAATGAATTACAAGAACAAGCAGCTGGACGCTCAAATCAACCAATGGGCTGCATCGAACGGACTTTCCTCCGAAGCACACCAGCTTCAGCGCGAGTCCCAGCAGCAGACCAAGAACTACCAAGGGTGGCTCCAGCAACGCGGAATGACCGAGGATCAGGGAAAGCAGGCAACCCAAGGCATCATTACGAACCTTCTCGGCATGGAGTCAAAGGACAAAGCGATTCAATATATCGTCGAGAACCAAAAGGAAATCACGGACGATGGCGCAAATGTTCAAGAGCTGCTCAAAGCGATTGATACCAAGTGGGGTACCTACGCGCAGAACAATAAACCGCAAAGTGGCGGCGGCAACATTTTCGATCAAGCTTTGAAATAATAAGGGGGATTTTCACTCATGCCATTTGATGCCAATGGGAAATATACTCCACCTGGAGGATGGTTATCCGAGAATCGCAAAAAGCAGAAGCAGGAAGATGAAGCTCGGACACAGCAACCAAACCCGGATCGGCTGGTCGAAAGGGGCGATAGCCCTCTTTCCCAGCTGCTCACGGATTATGCTTATCCAGACGGAACCCCGGCAGGACCGCAGTATATTCAAACCAATTATGCGACTCCGGATGGAACTCCAGCAGGACCGCCGTTCATTCAGACGAACTATTCGGCTCCAGACGGAACCCCAGCAGGCCCGCCAGCTCCACCGCAGCAGCCATTCCAGGCTCCGGAGTGGTTTAATCAATCTCAAGCCAATACCGATTTTACGCAGCCAAACCGAAGCAGCCTTTCGCAAATGCTGGATCAGCTGCAAACGACAGCCCCGACAACGACAGCTCCACAGCCGCAGCCGCCGAGCTTCTTTGACCGTGTAGGCCAAGGGCTTGTAAATACGGCCAAGGATGCCTATAACACGATTTCAAATGACGTATCCGGGCTTGCTCAAAACGCGCTGGATTATAAGCATTCGCTGGATCAGCAGTTTCAGAACACGCTTCAATCCAAAGCGCAAGAGATCAAGAATGATGCACAAAGCGTATGGGATGGAGCTCAAAAGGTAGGCGGCATTCTCAATCGTCCGTTTGCTTTTGCTGCGGCTTCTATGGTCCCGGCAGCTCCGATCATTGAAAACGGCCAACCTGTACCTGGGACTGACGCCCGGGCAGAATGGCTGCAAAAGTATCCGCTCCAGTCCACAGGCAGCGAAACCGCTGATAAAGTTCTGGATTCGATCGGCGGAATGCTGGGACTGTTTACCCCGATGGGTGAGACAAACGCGCCAGCCATGGCACAGCAGGCAGCGCACGGCCTCATGGAAGGAACGAGAGTCGGGCAGGCAGCAAAGAATTTGTACGGGGATGCAGCGGAAAGTGCAGCAAACTTTATTAACAATAAATTTGTTCCGAACAATCAAATCATGGACGCAACGAATTTGGTTAATCAAAAGCTAGGACCAATCTCGGCAGACTTGGCGCGTCAAGCAGGGGAAAACCTTGCCACCGGAACCGTAGCGGGAATGATGTTCGGGGCAGAATCTCCATTCATTACAGAAGGCGGAGACGTTTCCCAGCTGCCGCAGAGCATCATTGATAACGGGATGATGTTTGGACTCGGGGAAGCCGCAGCTCCATTTGTCGGGGCTGGGATTAGCAAGTTTGCCAGCTGGGGGAACCAATCGCTCAAGCAGGCGCTCTTTACGGGCTTATCCCGGGCTGCGGAAATGCAGCGGGGACGAGTGGATGTCATAAATCCAGGCGAATCTCCATCAATGAACCCGCGGCGAAACGTCATGGATGCTGAAGTGGTGAACCCGGATGATATGAAGTTTACACTTCCGTCCGGAGCTGACTTCGAAACTGCCGTAACCAGCAGCGTCATTAACAAGATGGATGATCAAACCCGGGCACAATTTAATGATTTTGCGGATGAATCCCGGGCTCAAGGCATGAGCCAAGAAGACGCAACCCGTGTAGCCATGAATGAGCTGGCGAAGCATCCAGAAGGACATCAGGCCATCGTGGACGCAGTTCATGAGCAAATCCAGTCTTCTCAGCTCGGAGAACAGTCGAAGGCTCCTGTGGATGTAGAAGGCGTGACAGGCCAAACAGCCGAAGCATTCAACCCTACACACACAGGAAAACCCGGATCGACGCGCAGCGGGCAGGATTTCATGATCACTCCAAATGGAGACGGTACAGTTTCCTTCACGAACCAAGATGGAACTCATCAAGGAAGCATGGGCGAAAGATCGTTAAACGATAACTTTGATACGAAACCGACGACTCCGAAGAAATACGCGAATACCGACGACCTCCAAAGCATCCGGGATGCCTTTGAAACCGGGAAATTCAAGACGCTGGATGATTGGAAAGCACAAGCTACGCCAAGCCAGCTTGAAGCCTACAATACCGAGCCCGACTTTGTTCATACGCTTTGGAATAAGTTTGGCAATGGAACACCGGACCTCCCTACTCCGGATCAGCTCTCGAATATGAGCAGGCAGGAACTTTTGTCCCTGAAACTCCAGGCATTCTTTTCGGGAGACAATAAGGAGCTTACCCCGGAGCAGATCGAGCGGAATAATCAAATCACGGACCTTGTAACCAGTGAAATCAACCGCAGGGACGGGAAGACGGCAAGTGATTTGCAATTTCCTGATATTCCTGAAGAACAGCCTCAATCGCAGGTTCCAGCCGATGCTGCTGTAGGTGATACCGTTACCCTTCACGGGATGAACGATCAATTTACCATTACTTCAATGAATGGCAAAATGATCACGGCCAAGAGCTCCAAAGGCGGAGAACTCACGGTGAGCAAAAAGGCGATCAGCGGTGTTGTGAGCGGAGGAGAACAGGCAGCAGCCCCCGAGCAGCCAGCGGAAACCGTCGATCAAATGCGGTCCAGGCTGAGCGGACTCGTTCAACAGCGTAACCAAATCGCCGGGAAACCGGAACATGTGCAGGAATCGAACCGCCTGCTTCATGAAATTGATGCGCTTCGCAAGGAGATTGGCAATAAGCTCCCCACCATCCGTGAAAAGGTGCAGGAAAAAGAACGTTTCGAGGGGAATCACCCGAATTGGTCTGACCAAGTGACCAGCAATATCCGGGAATTCAAGCCAGGAGATCGGGTTAAAACTTTTCACGGGGTTAATCCGGAAGAAGGACACTCCGTTGGAACTGTATCACATATCGGATGGGATGGCATGGTCGGTATTAAATATGATTCCGATGCGCATCCGAACCTCAAAAACCGGATGGTAAATCATGGTGTTCATGCGGTCCATTATGCCGAGGAAGGTGAAACTTCTAAGGTACTGGATCAAAAGCAGCTGCGGGACCTCAAGAAGCAGAAGGAAATAGAAACCAAAGGCGAAAAAGTTTCTTCTTCCGATGACAATTCCAAGCCGGTCACAAATCATGTTTCGATCCAGGATGGAACCGTCAAAGTCCAGGCCCGCACGAAGAACCTGAACCATGAGCTGCTGCCGCGCGGATTCGACGCAAAAAGCCTCACGGGGATGTCGTACTCCTTCAAACTGGATGACTACATCCAAGCGCAGAAATCGGGATCAGGCAACGTCCACTATGCCGCGAAGAAGTTCACTGAAAAGCAGTTCGATTATCAAGGAATGCTGGAGAAGCACGAATACGCTCCAATGGTGGACCGGATTGTAGACTCGCAAATCAGTGCAATTGAAAAAGCGGCGGAGAAACTGGGCGTGGAAACGCCGAAAGCGGAGGACCGGAAGCCGAAGCAACCGCAACCGAAAGCAATATACGCAAATGAAAATTCGCTGGCCGATGAAGTAGGCCAATGGATGAAAGAGAACTATGACAAACGGTTCTATGAAGAAAATCCGGTAGTATTCCGGGAAATTGCTGGCATGATTGAAGATTACCGAAGCGGAAAGTTCGATGAGTTGGCGGAAAACGGTGTCCTTCAACAAGCAGGAAATAACCCGTTCTATGCCAAACCGTTTGAACATTTCACGGGTGTTAAATTGCCTTCGGAATCGAGCGAGAAAGAGCTGCGCAGCTTACTGGATGCTTCCAAAAAATCGCCTCAATCGTCGGAAACTTTCGCGGAGCAAACGATACAAGTGAAAGACATTCCGGATATTAAGGTAAAGGTATTCCACAATGCGGAAGACTTTAACCAGGAATACCGTAAGTACGAATCCGAGCATGCCGAGGGAACAGGGGAATTGGAGCCTAAAGGTTTCGCGCATCGGAAGTCCAATACTGTTTTCCTTCCTCCGGGGTACAAGGATTATGTACTGCACCATGAAGCGGGCCATTTGATTTATTACCACAAGAAAATAAAAGATGTCGAACAGCTGACTAATGATGTGAGAGACAAATTTTTCGAGTGGATCGAAGCATCAAATAAGGTTCGTCCAAAGGCGTGGAGTGCTTATGAAAATATGCCGAATGGACCGAAGAAGGAAAATATACGGAAATACTTGCATGATCCTTCTGAATTATTCGCTGATGCCCACGCCTTTTATAAGACGAATAAGGATGCAGAAACCTTAACACCGAAGACGTTCGCGTACTTTGACAGCATGTATCCATCCGCTGCTGATGAACCGAAGCAAGAAGCGGACCATCCGAAGGCCGAAGAACGTCTGTCTGAGCAGGAAACACATAATAATAATGATGTGCAGGAAACCAAGAAGGAGGACGCGACCAATGGCGAGCAGACTGACAGCCTGGGGGCTCCAAGCAAAGAAACACTGGGCGGAACACAGGCCGAAGATGTACCGGGAACTGCAAGCGAAGGGGCAGCTGGAGAAAGCTCTGTACGCAGCCCAAGAGCTGACGAAGGAAACGCTGGCGGAACTGATAGCGAACCAGGGGATGAGCTACCAGGAAGCGTGGGAAGCGATTCGGGAAATGTGGCTGTTCCTTCCGGACGAGAAGACAGTTCCGAGCCTGGGAACGAGTCCAGCGACTTGGGAAGCACCGGAGCAGGACGAGAGCTAAACACACAAGGCGGAAACTACGTTATCACGGAGAAAGATGACCTGGGCTTAAAGGGTAAGAAAACCTCCTACAAGGATAACGTTCGCGCCATTAAGCTCATGAAAGAAATCATGGCCGAAGGGCGGCAAGCGACCGCAGAAGAACAGGCGGAGCTTGTGAAATATGTAGGCTGGGGCGGCATTGCTGAGCCGTTTAGTCCATCGTGGCAAGTACCACAGGACTGGAAAGCGGAGTATAACGAGCTCAAGGAACTACTGACTCCGGATGAATGGCAGCTGGCAGCTGATACCATCCTCAACGCGCACTATACATCAAAGGAAGTCATTGCGGCTATGTATGACGGGGCTGCACACCTGGGATTTGACGGCGGGCGCGTCTTGGAGCCTTCGATGGGTGTCGGACACTTCCTTGGACTGATGCCAAAAGAGCTGGCGAAATCGAGCCGCATTACGGGCATTGAGATTGACAACATCACGGGTAACATCGGCAAGCTGCTGTATCCAAAGTCGGATATTCGCGTCATGGGATTTGAAGATGCGAAGCTCGGCAATGACATGTACGATATGGCGATCGGCAACGTGCCATTTGGTAAATACGGGATTGTGGATATGGCCTACAAAAACACAGGTATGCTGAGCGCCATTCACAATTACTTCTTTGCCAAAGCGCTGGATAAGGTTCGGCCAGGCGGCATTGTCATGTTCATTACTTCCCGCTACACAATGGACGCAAGGGAAAGCGGAGTCCGGAAATACATTTCAAACAAAGCGGATTTAATCGGAGCCATTCGCCTGCCGAATACGGCTTTCAAAAAGAATGCGGGCACCAGCGTAGTCACGGACATTCTCGTTCTGCAAAAGCGGGCTGAAGGCGTACCAGCTAGGGACACTTCCTGGATCGAAACACGTTCGATGGATTTCAGCGGAGCAGATTACGATGTGAACAGCTATTTCCACGATAATCCGCAAATGGTCCTCGGCACGTTTGATGCAACGGGCTCGATGTACCGCGGCGGAGAACTAACCGTGAATCCGAAGGAAGGCGTAAACCTCCAGGATGCCATTTCCCAGGCTTTGAAAGCTCTCCCGGAGAACATTATCACCCCGAGGGAGAAAAAGGCCACAGAGGAAGCGCAGCCGCGTGAGATTGTTCCAGCTCCAGGACATATCAAGGAAAATGCGTTTGTGGTCCATAACGATTCGATTTATCAGAAGATTGAGGATCAGCTAGTTCCCGTAGACGTGCCGGGGGCGACAGTGGATCGGATCAAGGGCATGATTGGCATTCGGGATGCGGTCCGGGAATACCTGAGACTCCAATTAACGGAAGCTCCGGACAGTGCAATCAACGCAGCTCGCAAGCATTTGAATAAGGTTTATGATGCGTTCGTAAAAAAATTCAATCCGCTGAATAACCCGACGAACATCAAAGCGTTTGCAGATGACCCGGATGCGTACCTCCTGCTTTCCCTGGAGCATTACGACAAGGACACAAAAACCGCAAAGAAAGCGGCGATTTTCTCCGAGCGTACCGTACAAATGTACAAGCCAGCGGAAAGTGCAGGAACGTCGAAAGAGGCTCTTGTTATTTCTCTGAACGAACGAGGCCGCATTGACCTGGGGCGCATGATGGCACTCACGGGCAAAAGCCAGGGCGAAATCATTCAAGACCTGGATGGCATGATCTATAACGATCCGCAAGGCGGCTGGGTAACAGAGGATGCCTATCTTTCCGGTAATGTGAAGGAAAAGCTGGTGGCAGCACAAAACGCTGCGGAGCTCGATCCTGCTTTCCAGAAAAACGTCGATGCGCTCATGAAGGTGCAGCCTCCAGACCTCCAGAAAGAGGAAATTGATGTTAAGCTCGGCTCGCACTGGGTAGATAAGGATTACATCACGCAGTTTGCCGCAAATCTCCTACGGGAGCGGCCAAGCAGCTTTGAAGTCGGGTACAATAACTTGATTGCGGAATGGCACTTCAAACCGAAGGACAACGCCAAGTACATCCGCAACGGCACGGCAGCGACCATTCAATTCGGAACCAATGACTATGATGCCATTGACCTGATTGAAATGACGCTGAACATGAAGACAGCCACCGTTCGCAGGACCATCAAGCATCCGGATGGCAGCTCCACTTCCTATGTGGATCAAAAAGCAACCGTGGCCGCACGGGAGAAGCAAAATGCCATCAAGGAAGAATTCCAAAAATGGATTTGGTCCGATGAGAAGCGGGCAAATGAACTGGTTCGCTTGTACAATGACAGGTTCAATACGGACCGGCTGCGGCAGTATAACGGAGAACATCTGACCTTCCCAGGCATGAACCCAGGCATCACGCTCAAGCCTCACCAAAAAGATGCTGTGTGGCGGGCTATGCAATCCGGAAATACGCTGTTCGCTCATGCCGTAGGCGCAGGCAAAACGTTTGAAATGATCGCCTCCATGATGGAGCTCAAGCGCACCGGAGTTATCAATAAACCGATGTGGGTAGTGCCGAATCATTTGGTGGAGCAAATGGGATCGGACTTCATGAAGCTGTATCCTGCGGCAAATATCCTGGTAGCGGGAAATAAGGATTTCGAGAAGGAAAAACGGAAAAAGCTGTTTGCCAAAATCGCAACCGGGAACTATGATGCGGTGATTGTCCCGCATTCCAGCTTCGGCAAAATCTCCATGAGCAAGGATACGGTAGAGAAGTTTTACCAGGATCAGCTCGACCAGCTGGAGCTCGCTATGGAGCAGGAAGTCAAGGAAGGCAGCAGAAAAGAAACAGGACTCGCCAAGAAGCTGCGGGCCGCACGGAAAAGGTTACAGGAGAAGATGCAAAAGCAGCTCTCCAAAATCGAAAAGGACGATAACGTATCGTTTGAGGAACTGGGCGTTGATTCCCTGGTAGTAGACGAAGCACATGAGTTTAAAAACTTGTTCTATACAACAAAGTTAAGCCGTGTCGCGGGCCTCGGGAATCAGGAAGGATCAGGCAAAGCGTTCGACCTCTTTATGAAAACAAGATACCTCCAGCAGCTTAACGGGGGTAAGGGCGTTATTTTCGCAACCGGTACTCCGGTATCGAACTCGCTCGCAGAAATGTACACATTCCAGCGTTACCTCCAGTATAACGAGCTGGAAAAGCGGGGAATTGTGAACTTTGACTCCTGGGTATCGCAGTTCGGGGAAATCAAGAACGTCCTGGAGCTTTCCCCTGAAGGCAAGGGCCTGCGGATGCGCAGCCGTTTAACCGAAGTTGTAAACCTTCCGGAGCTTCTGCACTTATTCCGAAGCTTTGCTGATGTGAAAACAGCCGATGAACTGCTGGCAAAGAAGCTCATCACCCGTCCGGACATGAAAGACGGCAAACGCAACATGGTAGTTTCGCCTCCATCCGAAGCGCTCCTTAATTTGGTAGAGGAGCTGGCAGCACGGGCCGAAGCGGTACGCAGCGGCAAAGTGAAACCGGATGAAGACAACATGCTGGCGATTGTGGGTGAAGGACGCAAAGCGGCGCTCGACATGCGCTTGGTTGATCCTTCGGCTCCGGATTCCCCGGATTCCAAGGTGAATGTGGCCGCAGCTCATATTGCGGAGATTTACAAGAAGACGAAGAAATTCAAAACCGCAAGCGGGAAAACGATCGACAACGGTACGCAAATTGTCTTCTTGGACCTTTCCACCCCAAAAGGGGAGAAGATGGACAAAGACGGGAATACCGTAGTGGATGATTCCGTGGATGCCGCGGACATTTCCGTATACAACGACCTCCGCAAAAAGCTCATCAAGAACGGAGTTGCAGCCAAGGATATTGCTTTCATCCATGACTACCCGAAAGATGCGCAGAAGGAAGAACTGTTCCGGAAAGTCAATAGTGGCGAGATTCGCATTCTCCTGGGCTCCACGGCAAAAATGGGCGCGGGCATGAACGTGCAGAAACGGCTCACGGACCTCCATCACCTGGATGTACCTTGGAGGCCGTCCGATGTGGAGCAGCGCGAGGGCCGAATCCTCCGACAAGGTAATGAGAATGAGGAAGTCGGCATTCATGCGTACATCACGGAGAAATCCTTTGATGCGTACATGTGGCAGATCATTGCGAACAAGGCCAAAGTTGTGGATCAAACGATGTCCGGGGACCTCACTTCCCGCCGTGTCGTCGATCCATCAGGCATGGAAATGAGCGCTAATGAAATCAAAGCAGCAGCCACCGGGGATGAGCGCATTATTACCCTGGCGAACCTGGATCGGGATGTTGCGGAGCTGGAGCTCAAGTATCAATCCCGCGTCGATACACTTCGGCAGCTGCGCTGGGATGCCGAGCAAACCCCGCGGCAAATCAAAGGGTATCAGAATGAACTGGCCGCAGCTCAATCCGACCTTGCCAGCCGCAAAGACATGAAGGGCGAGAATTTCACCCTGGAGCTGGGCAAAAAATCATTCAAGGAACGAGAAGAAGCGGGGCAGGCACTTATTGACCTGAACAAAAAAACTGTAATGGACCATGAGGAAATGAAAACCATCGGTTCGTTCGGCGGATTCCCTGTTATCGTGCAAGGTTATAAGTACCTTTCGGATAAGGTTGCTCGCAATGAATATTATCTCAAGGGAAAACAAGCCTATTATCCATTCTCGGTTACGGATACGGCAGCAGGCACAGCAAGAAGCCTGGAAGCTGCACTCGGACGAATTGACGGAAGGGTAAAGGAACTCGGGGATAAAATCACCCATGAGCAGAGCGAGCTCGAAAAAATCCAGGAGCAGCTTGTAACCCAGGAACAAGAGGCTGCGGGCCTGCGGGAGAAATACAACGAAAAATTATCCGCGAAGCTGGCTCTGGAGGCTGAACTGAACCTGGACGGCAAAGCGGATGAAATCGGCGCAGAAGGATCGGATGAAGGAGATGACTCCGGGGACGATGAAGGAACTCCGCCGCGGAAATCCGGAAAAAGCTATGCAATGCCATCCGCAGCAGCCGCGAAAAAACCGCGAAATACGGTCAAAACGCGCATTCAAGGGCTGGCGGATAGCATCCAGGAAACGGATCGTGTACTAACCCCAAGAGCCGCGGAAAAAGTGGCAGACCTGATTGCAGAACACCTGGGAACGGCCATTCAAAAGGATTACGTTCAGCCAAGAGCCGAGGGAACCTATACCCCAAGCCAAGGCGTGGGCGAAGTCCGGGGCCGCAGCTTTAGCGAGTGGAGAACCGTAGGCCACGAACTCGGCCATGCCTTCTCGGATAAGCTGGCCCGCATCGGGGATAAAGAGGAACTACGAGCTATGGCCGATGCACTTTATCCAGGCGGGACGAAAAACATGGATGTAGCAACGCAAATGGAAGAAGGATTCGCTGAATTTTTCCGCCAGTGGGTTGCCGATCCGGATTTGGCTGCACAGAACGCACCGAAAACCACAAAGCTCTTTGAAAACTTCATCGAAAGCGATAAGAAGCTGAAAAACGTATTCAGCCGCGTTCGGACTTTAGTCGATAATGACTTTATGAACGATGAGCTGGGCCGTGCGGTGGCAGGCTCCATTGTGCATGATGTCACGGATGACGGCGAGGCTTACGGGGGCCAAATGTACTCCGTGCCAGCCTGGAGAAAACTAGAGTTTAACGTGCTGGATTCCACGGTCCCGGCACGGGCCTTGGATGCCAAAGTCGGGAAAGACCTGAATGATATTTCGCTGGAGAAGCTGATGGTGATTGGGGCCGAGTCTTCTTCCATGGCCGAGGCTTACTTTAACAGCATCCCGCGGGATAAAAACGGGGCTTTTGTCGGGGAGAAATCACTCAAGGATATTTTCCAATCCGGGGTAAATCTCATCGGGGAGAAAATCCAGTGGAAGGCACTCAAATTGGATGGTGTCGAGGAAAAACAGTATAAACGGATGAACGCTAAGGACATCTTTAGTGCGGTGGCGATTGCCGAGCGGATTAACGAGCGGTATGAACGTGGATTCCGCAAGCTGCCGATGACTCCGGAAAGTGCCGCGAAAATCCTGGAGATTGCCGACCAGCGTTTCCCAGGGCTGCGCGACATCATTAACGACTATGCTGAAACACTTTCCAATGCAATCCTGGACATTTCCGTGAATGAGGGCATTATCACTCCGGAAGTACGGGCGATTGTCAAAGCAGGCTCCAGCCATTACATCCCGCTGATTACAGACAGCAAGAAAGCAAACCTCTTGACAGGAAAAAGCAAGAGCGGGCGGAGCTACAAATCCACCGTTTCCAGGTTCAAGGGTGAAGTTGCTCCCGTGCTGGATGTGTATCAGGCCACGATGATGAAGCTCAATGAGCTCGCCAAATCCGTGCAGTATAAGCGCGTTCTCGACCAGCTGAGTGAGTATGCACGGGTGCAGGATAAGAGCATCGGACTGTTCGTGAAAAAGATTCCGCAGCCGGTTGAGGCTTCCACATTCGACGCTGCCGCTGCCGCCGAGAAGCTCGGGAAAATGATGGGGCTTGACATGGCGGAGATTCAAGACATGGCCGATTTGGTTCAAGGCCAAGACATGACGTTATTCACGCCAAAGGGCATTGGGAGCATCAATCCGAATGACCCGATCATCATGAACCGCTATAAAGGGAATATCGAGTACCTGAGAGTTGCACCTGACCTTTACCGGATGCTGACCTCCCTTTCTTCGGTGCAGATGAACGGCGTGATGCAGTTCCTTGCAAAGCTCTCGAAGCTGCCGCGATTCACGGGCCTTGCCACGGCTCGCTTTATGACCAACGCCGTGGCCGTGGACATCACGACCGCGCTGACGCAATCGAAGAACCCGCTTTCCATGATGACCACGGGAACCTTGGAATCCATCAAAACGATGCTCGGAGCCTACGGGCATAAACTGGGGATCGACACCAAATGGACCCAGGAAGCCGAAGCGATCCTCGACGCATTCAAAGCATCCGGAGGAGCAGCGGGATCGGCAGAGTCCATGATTCGGACCGCAGCGGCCACCAGCTTCAAGGATGATGTGGTTCAAATGAATGCTCCAGGCTGGGGATATGCGACTCTCCGGACCGGAAAGCGGATTGTGGTTCGCCTGATTAACACACCGCACGATGCGCTTCGCTTTATCGAGGAAGGACCGCGGCTTGCGGAATGGATTACGGATGTTAAGAAAGGGATGAAAGAAATCCGCCCGGATTTGAGCTCCCGGGAACTGTTCAAAACCTTCATCAATGAAGGGACTGACAAACTCCCGGTTGAACTGCAATCGGAAATGGAGCGCATCCTGGTCAATGCGGCTTACCAGTCCGGGGAAGTCACACTCCCGCTCGGAAGACGTGGAGCCAGCCCGGTTGTACGAACCTGGACGGCCAGCGTTCCATTTATGCGCGGTTCCCTGAACGGTGCAACCAAGGCAGCTAAAATGATGTTCGGGAAGAAAACCGCACTCCGGACATGGCTTACATCAACGGTATTCATCGGCGGACTATCTGCTCTCATGTATGCCATGATGGGCCAGAACGAAGACGATAAGAAAGTTCTGGAAGACCTTCCGAGCACAACCCGGGATAAATACTGGGTATTCCCGAACGGTGCGGCTCCAGGAACTTACATCTACGTCAAAAAGCCGTATGAATATGCCATTGCCGTGAATTACGCTGAACGCTTCGCGGATCAAATGTATTTTAAAAACAAAGTCTCGCGGAAATGGAATTCGGACCTTCGAGATCCACTTCCAAGCACCAGCTGGATGAGTCCATGGCTGCAAGCGTTGCGGGAGATTGAAAAAAATACAAACTCACTCGGCGGACCGATCATCCCGAGATCGGACGAAAACAAATTCCCGGCTGCACAGTATGGCCCCACAACCTCCGTTACAGCCCGGGAAGCTGCAAACCTTTATGCGCAGCTGGTCGGGGACGAAAACGGCATCAGCCCGAGGGTGATTGATTACTACATTAAGCAAACCACCGGACAATGGGGAGGCGGAGCGCTGGCCGGGGCAGACATGGCATTTAAGCTCGCGCAAACGGGTGAATTGAAGTACGGGAAGGATATTTCCGGAGTGGAATACTCTCCTATACTGGGCTCCCTTGTGTACGGCAAAGCGGAAGGCTCCAGCCGAGTCGTGGATAAGTTTTATTCGGACCTCCAGACTACACAGAACCTTTACGCTACGCTTCAGAAGTATGCGAAGGAAAAGGATATTTCCAAATTGAGCGAATACGCTACTCCGGAGAATATCCAAAAACTGAAAATGCTGCCTGCCATGGAGTCCTTATCGAAGAACATGAGCGACCTCCGAAACGCTTATGGGGAAATCGAGGGGAAAGATGTAGACCCGATCAAAGCAGCCAGGTTGAATGCGGTTCAAGACTATTTGGAGAAGTATTTAGCTGGACTTCCATACGGATTCGAGCCTGCATATAACGAAAAGGCCGAAATCAGCCCAGCCCAGCTGGAGAACATGCGGCAAGCTTTTATGGCCGATGCGCAAAAGAAACTGGATAATGAGCTCAAGCATCCAGGAGGCGTCACAGATGCCGCTGAACTCCTGCTAAAGTTGTACCAAAGGAAGCAGAAATAAGGTACAATGTGGGTAGGCATCAAGACGAGCTCCTTCAAGGAGCCTTTACCACGGATTTATTCCGGGGTGGGGGCTCCTTTTTCTTTTGGACCTTCAGGGAAAGGAGGAATGTGAGTGGAAAGACTGGAAAAATACATTAACGGTGCGACCGCGGTGATTGGGGCGGTTGTTGGGTACCTGTTCGGAGGGTGGACGTTGTTGCTGCAAGTTGTTATTGCCTTGACCGTGGCGGACTATATTACGGGCCTTGCCGCGGGATACGTAGAAGGCACCTTGAGCTCCAAGACCGGCTTCCGTGGGGGTGTCAAAAAGGCGCTTATCTTTGTGATAATTGCCGTAGCTCATATGGTGGATCGGCTCATCGGGGAAGGGAACACCGTCATGACGGCAGCTTGTTTTTTCTACATTTCAAACGAGCTTTTATCCATCCTAGAGAACTGCACAAGAGCGGGCCTGCCGACTCCGGAAATCCTCAAGAAAGCACTCTTGATCTTGAAAGACAAAGGTGGGAATGGCAATGACGCTCAGTAAAGATGATTGGTGGGAGAAGGCAAAAGAGGCCAGTGCTATCATTTCCTGGTTCCCTACGGTCATTCTCTGTCAATGGCAGCTGGAAACGGGCAATTTCAAATCCGCGAACCTTCTGAACAACAACAACATTGCGGGCCAAACCTGGCAACCGTACATGGGCGAAGCTATGAAGGGGACGGCGCGGCCAGCAAATGAGGGCGGGTATTATATCCGGTATGCCGATCCGGTTGACGGGTATGTGGACTTTATCCAAAAGAATCCCCGTTACTCCCATGTGAAAGACGCCTCTACCGAGGAAGATCAAATTCGGGCTATTGCGGCGGCGGGCTGGGCAGCAGACCTGGAGTATGCCGATAAGCTCATCGACATCCTGAACGGGAACAAAGCACAGGGCTACGTCCTGGAAGTAAAGGAGGATGACACCTTGGAACTCTTGGAATGGGAATGGAAGCAGCTCGGGGATTCGCTGCACGGTCTATATCAAAAGGGCCTCATCAGCGACTATAACTGGGCGGATAAAGCCTACGAGATGAAACTGACGCTAAGTGAGCTGGCCTATCTGAACATGGTCATTTTGGCTCGGCAAAACGGAGTCGAAGCGTAAAGGGGGTGAACACCTTGGCGAAAAAAGGCGGCATGAAATCAGGCGGCGGCAAAAAGTGTTAGGCAAATAGCAAAAAGAGCCTCGGGGAACTCCCTAGGGCTCTTTTTCTTTTCTGGCGAAGGTTTTATACGATTATATAAAAAATACCCATATCCTGCAAGTGGGTGCAGTATGGGTATTTGCTCTAAAGAGCTTATGCGGGCGGGCAGGCAAAATATGCAAGTCCGGTTTTTAATTTGTAAATAAATAAAACAGCACGATGAAAATCGGGAGCCCGAAGAAAAACAAAAGCAAAATTAACCCGTCTTCGGCATCGTGGTCATGCATTCTTTTTGATTGGCCCGCATTTCGGGCATTTCATGGGCGATTTGGTCCCAGCGAGTGTTAGGGGCTCCCCGTGGCAGAAATCGCAAACAGGGGCAATCTCCGGCTTCTCCGGGGCATTTACAACCGTTACCTTACGGATCGGGCGAATGCCGAACTCATAACTCTCCGTCTCAAACCAAAATCTCCCGTCTCGGGCCATGCGGTCCAGCTTGTATATCCACATCATGCAAAACGCTCCGATCACAACCCCGGCATATAAGACAGCCCAATAAAACATTTTTCGATCCTCCGACAAATTTCTGGAATAAAATGCACGGTTTTTATATATCCATATAACAACCGTAAGCAAACGGTATAAAACTTTGGAGGCGATTCACCCATGACTACTCAGCAAATCGTATTGGAGCTTCTGAAAGCACACAGCCAAGGCGTAAACGTGTTTCTCACGGCAGAAGGTTTGGAAAAACTCTCCCAAGCGACACAAGCGAACCCGGACGTGATTGACGAAGCGGAGCGTGTGGCCCGTGAAGCTTGAGAAATGCCCTGTTTGTGAGAAACTTTGTACTCCGGGCAGCTGCGGCTGCCCTGTTCGTGTCAATAAGCCGGTAGCGTTCAACCTTGAAGACCCGTATGAGGCGAAGCTGTACCGACACCTCAAGAAGCAGGGACCCTTTTCCAAGTACGTGAAGCGCCTCATTGATCGAGATATGTCTAGTGCAACATGAAATAGGATACCGTAACCATGGCCGCGCCAATTACAACGGGTACGAGTGCAATCATTCCGGATCAACTCCTTTGAGTGTGGGATTCTACAACGTAGGATGTCCGGGAAAAATCAATTTTAAACGGAGGAATCAAAATGATCGTTAGAATGAATGGGAAAACCATCCTGAACACGGTTTCAAAGTCCGCTGTGCTCCCGATCGAGACAAAAGCAGAAGTTTCCAGGGTGCAAGCGCTGTTCTCCAGCGGCATCCCTTCCATGGCTATGGCCGCAGCTGCCAAAGTCGGGTTGATCGAGAAAATGGACCCGTTATATCGCTTCATGGCCGAAGTTATCGGAGCCCTCGGTACGTTCGCCATTATGGGCGGGATCATCGTTTATGTGTTTCGGCGCAGAACTGGAACTAAAATTCTTACAGTTTCCACATTCGCCATTCTCGCCGCTACCCTGGTTCCGTCGATCGTGCTGCTGCTGATTATCATCGGGAAATACCTGAACGACACGATGGAAACAGTCCTGCGGGATATGAATTAAGGAGGGGTTCCCCTTGAGATTTTTGATCGGAACCGCTTTCGGCGGAATCCTGGGCTGGGCCGCTGCGCTCTACGTGAATGTGAAAATGCCAAGCAGCCCGCCTGTGAAAATCGTTGGATTCATCAAATACCTGGTAACGGAGTTGAGCAAATGATAGCCCCTTATTTCACGGATAACAAATACCGGATCACGGTGAAAATCGGAAACATTTCAGACGAAAAAATATTGGAAGTCGAAGCTCCCGCGCCAAAGCCTGCACCTAAAGCGGAAGTGTTCGAGACTCCGGGTTTTGTCACGTTCCGGACCATCCCGCACAATACCCTGGAGAACAAGAAAAACGATAACTTTGCCGATGTGCTGGCCGACTCCTACCAAAATTTGTTCACAGCTTGGCGAGCGGGAATGCTCGGGAACCGGGAACGGATTTTCTTCGAATCCGTCATGAGTACCCAATCTTACGAAACGTTTGTATCTTCAAGCCAAAGCGCAGCGGATATGACGCGGCAGCAGCTCAATATGACTTGGAAGAACCTGAATGTGCTGGATGATACGCGGGCCTATATGAAGTATTTCACGGACCCCGGCAAGGTATCTGCTTATGAAATGAAGCTGCGGTATCACTTTTTCTTGAGTCTAAAGACGGACCGGAAAATGACCGAGGCCCCGCTCCCGGAGATTCTGGAGCTATCCCGCTTTATGTCCGGGGATGATCGGGCCGTCATTCAGTTCGGCTTCCAATCAGCAGAGGAAGAATGGGTGAAGGAGGCAGCGGCGGAGGAAAAGAACTTCGCTAAGAAGCGCCCGCGGGAGTGGAAAAACCGGGAAGTCGGTACGGCTACGCAAATGAAACAGATGCATCCCGGCTATGATTTCGTGCTGCGGATCGCTGTTTATTCCCAGGATGAGCGCAGGCGCAGACGGATCGCCCGAGGCATATCCATAGCCCTCAAGCAGCTGAACGGGGATAACGAGCTCTTGGAAAGTGAAATCGGGAAAATACGGATCGACAGATGGTTGGAAGGATTCCGCTCGCTCAAGCTGGATGTGCCTTTCCTCTACTCGAAACGAAATATTATCACCGCTCCCGAGGCAGGCCGGTTCCTTAATTTCCCGCAGCGCAGCTTGCAGGAGGAATACCCGATCATCAAGGCGATTGACACGAAGGAAACCAACATTGACCCCGAGCTGCAAAAAGGCGGCTGGTTGCTGGGTGAAGCGGAATTCCAGGGCAAAAAATACCCGATCAGCATTCGGGCCGATGAAAAATATTGGGGGAATTTGTGCCTGCCATCGGTAGCCATCGGCGGGATGGACCAAGGAAAGACCAAAGGTTTTGGAGCCAATGCACTGGTTCAAGCGGTAAAAATGGGATTTGGAGGCATGGCGATTGATCCAGCCAAAGGCGAGCTCGGGGATGAAGTGGAGCGCTGCCTGCGTCCGGATCAGGTGGAGCGGTATAACCTGGCTAACATCGTATTTGGCTTAGATTGGAACGAAGTGAAACACGCCAAGAACGGCGGGAAGGATATGCTGGTGGATACCGTGCTTGCCTTTTTCGAAGACAACACAGACCAAACCGGAGCCCAAACCGCCCGATTCCTGGAAGCTGCCGTACACGGGATGCAGACGGGGAGGCTATCGGAAATTGTGCGCATCTGCACAGAGAAAAAATATCTCAAAGAGTGCTACAGCAAAATGCCGATGACCATTCACCGGACCACGCTAAAAGAGCTGCACGACTACCAGGACGCACGAAGGGCCCAAATCGTCGCTCCGATCCTCAATCGCTTAAACATCGTTCTGGGGGACTCCTGGATGCTCAAATGCATGGAATCACGAAACAGCATTGATATGGTGGAGCTGCTGCAAAAGCGTAAGGCCATTATTTTTGACGTGGCAAAGAAAGACGGACTTAGCCCGCGCAAAATTGACCTCATCGTAAACCTACTCACAACGAAGATTGCGCTCGCTATGCAGCTGAGGCCCGAGAAGAACCAATTTCCATTTTTCATTATTTATGATGAGCCGCATCAATTTCTCCGATCCACAAAGCTGTGGGAATTCCTGGCCGTAGAGTCCCGGAAATGGCGGGTGAAATTCGTTTGGATGTTCCATGAATGGGATCAGCTCCCGGCGAAAACGCAAAAACATATCAAAGCCGCGCTGCCTCATTACCACATTTACCCTTCGGCCAAGAGCATATTTAAGGACTTGAAGGAAGAAATTGACCCGTTCACGGTAGAAGAAGCCATGAAGCTGAAGAAATACCATGCCATCAACGTGCTTCGGACGAAGAATGGCGTAGCCCAGGCGCTTATTGTACGGATGACCGCGCCACCCAGCGAACAGAAAAAGGAGGGAGCAGCATGAAAACAAAATGGTGGGAAGAACTGATATGGTGGGGACTCGGGCTCGCTATGGCCCCGGCGTTTGTGCGGATCGCATCGGAACTATCAACTGCATTGAAATGAAAAAGAAGCCCCACTCCTTGACGAAGGGAGGGGGCTTTTCCTTTTTGACAGGAATTAAGAAGTTACCGCGAAAAGCAGGCCAAGCAAGTAGGTGCGATAAACAGCGGAAATTTGGAAGAATGACCGACTATCCATCGAAAAACCGAGAGAGATAACCCGCCCTCTCAATACATCCCGGGTGGCCTTCCGGGAATGTAAGCGGGATCGCCTCAAAACAACTCACATACGTTACCCTACGGAATGAACAACGCGAACCAGCTGAATACAGGGAAGGGGTTGCCAGCTGACAGCAGAGTTTATAGGAAGCACTTTTAAGACCGGACTACCAACAGCAGGGACCTTCCGGACGGTCCAAGTTGATAATCTATTTCTCGCAGCTTTCGGTCTGGGTTGTCCGTGCGATTCATTCGTTTTAATATTGTAACATTTGGTAAAACCCTTGGGAAGTGCTTATGCTAATGTTGTATACCGTATATATTAGTTGCATTCCGCATAAAATAGTGCTATATTTATGCAGTAGCCACAAAAGGAAGGTGGTAGAAATGAACAGCACTTTGGAGAGAATTGCGAAGTGTCGGCGCATCCTGGGGTGGACCCAGCAGCAGCTTAGTGAGCGAACGGGGATACACCAAACGCGAATCAGCCGCTTCGAGCTCGGAAAGTCCATCCCAAGGCCCGAGGAACTTATGGCCTTATCCAAGGTTCTCGGCGTGTCGATGGAAAGTCTTGTTGATCCGACGAAGGAATGCGTCATGTCACTCAAAATTGAATAAGGAGGGCAATGGGAATGCCAATGGACAAAACAATTGATTATTTTGCAGAAAAGCTGGCCCCGCGGATCGTGGAACGCATCATGATGGAACCGAGCAAGTATGTGAGCGGGCTTACGGGAACCGCAGCGAAGCTCATCATGGAAACTGAGCTTTACCGGCTGACTCATTTTTACCCGGACCCGGAGCGGGACCGCATCTATGAGGCTATGGCCCAGCATCCGGAAATCAAACTCGCGTTCGACTTAGCTAACGATCTACTCCAAGAATTCGCAGAATCGCGCATCCGTGCTATCGAGAACCCGCGGGACTACCATTCAAGAGTCGATTTTATCTAAGGGAGGAAAAAGGACAATGGAAAACCAAGTGAAGCGGATTGAACTAACACCGGAAGTTGTAAATGGATTCTTGGAGTGGCAAAAAGGCGGGAAGCAGCGCAGAGTTGAAATCAAGGTGGAAGGCTGGGATACAGTCTACCGCATTAACGGAGAACGAGTAACTGAACCCACCGAATCAAATTACCGTGTGATTGTAAGTGATACGATTGAGGGGATTTACTGCTGTCAAGTGAGCCTTTATTACGCTTCGGAAATTGACTTGATCAAGGAAGCAAAACGAACGATGCAATCCCGCATTGATGAGCTCGAAAAGCTTCAACGATTGGAGGCTGCAAACGATGGTCGTTAAAGTCAATGCAAGCAATTTCACGGAATTCCTGGCCCAGTACGAATCACTTACGGTCGTACATACCAAGGACCTCCCCCGGACGGATTGGCTCACCTGGCGGAAGAAAGGGCTCGGGGGATCAGAAATAGCGGCCATCCTCGGGAAAAGCCCGTATGAGTCGGCGTTGGCGGTTTACCTCGGCAAGCTGGACCTCATCCCGCCCAAGGAAGAAAACGATGCTATGCACTTCGGGAATTTGCTCGAACCGGTTGTCGCGGGTGAGTTTGAGCGCCGATCCGGATTCACCGCTTATGAGCTGCACCGCATGGTGCGGCATCCAATTTATGATTTCATGGTTGCTAACGTGGACCGCATCATATACGACGATGTACTTGGTTGGGGCATCCTGGAGTGCAAAACTGCTTCGACGTACAAAGAGCAGGATTGGCTCTATGATAAAACCCCGGAGCACTATTATTATCAAGTCCAGTTTTATCTTGCGGTTACGGGGCTCCAGTTCGCCTATATCGCTTGCCTCATCGGAGGGCAAAAGTTCGTTTATAACTTTATCGCCAGGGACGAGACAGCAATTGAGCAAATCCTGGAAGGAGCAACCGACTTTTGGTTCAACCATTTGCTGGAGAAAGTCCCGCCCGATGTAAGCCACCTGGACACAGACGCACTCGGCAGGCTGTACCCGAAGCATGAGGAAGGCAAAACGCTCAATATCACGGAGGAAGAAGCCTGGATATGGGATGACTTAATTCTCGCTCGGAAGGCCCTTTCCGGGGCGGAGAAAGCGGAAGCGGAAGCGTCGAACCGAATTAAGGCCCGAATGGGGGATGCGGAAATCCTCTACCTGGGCGGAGAGAAAATTGCCACCTGGAAGACGAATGCCAAGGGCTCCCGCGTATTTAAGCCGAATTTACCCAAGGAGGAATAGACAACATGGAAACTCAATTCGATATTCAACCCGTATATCAAAAGGGATGGACGGAGGAGCGTAAGCTCCTTCTCAAGCTGGTGGCTATTTACAAAGTCGTGAAGTACATCCAGAAGCGCGGGAAAAATAAGTTTCACAATTACAGCTACGCCACCGAAGCGGACGTGAACGAAAAAGTCCGGGAGGAACTGGCCGAGCGTAACGTTATTCTCATCCCGAACCTAATTAACCATTCCATGCGGGAAACCACAACCCGCAGCGGGAACACGGAGTATATCTGCTGCGTGATTATGCAGTTCACTTTCATGGACGCCGAAACGGGAGAACAGCTTACGATCGGCATGAGGGGCGAAGGCCAGGACGTTGGCGATAAGGCGATTTTCAAGGCTATTTCCGGGTGCCAGAAGTACGCGCTGATGAAGCAGTTTATGATTCCGACCGGGGATGACCCGGAAGCGGATGAGGATGCAGACCGTCGAAATGCGGGCGTGAGCGGATCGCAAAACCAGGGCGGGAGCAATGCCCCATCCGGGAACTCACAGCCTCCAGCGGGCAATTCTGGAGCTCCAGCAGCCAATCCGAACCTGGTTACGGACGGCCAGGTGAAGATGCTCAACGCGAAGGCTGGGAGCGCAGGCTACAAGAAGACGGATAAAGACCAGCTCATGAAGGACATCGGCCAGCTCATCGGCGCAACCATTTCCAGCTTCTCGGAAGTCCAGAAGAAGGATGTTAACAAGATTGCGGAATGGCTGGATCAGAAAGCCGCGCAGCCTGCCTAATAGCCGCCTTCGGGCGGCTCTATCCTTGTTATGCATCAAAATGAAATAGGTGGTGTACATGTGGGAACTAAAATTATCGAGACTCCAGACAGTAAGATGGTATGTGATTCTTGCGATTATGACATGATCAAACCGACTTACGCAAAGTATCAAATCAGGTTTTCTGGCGGGGTTCGTTTGTGCGTTTGCTTTAGCTGTTTTGATACCTTATACGATGCTCTAATGAAACACAAAGAATCAAAATGAATAAAGGGGTGTGTATGGAATGGATTGGCGTTGTAGTGGTTGCGGTTCAACTAAACCAGAAACGTGTATATGTGAAAATGACTTTGAACTAACGGACGCGGAAGAAATTCCTGTTCCAAAACCAAATTCAATAGATTACGTCAAAGTGCGTCTCGAAGAAACAAAATGAATACTGAAGCACTTGGGAGGGCTTTCAATGGAATGGATTAGCGTTGACGAACGGCTTCCGGAAACAAGGCAAAGGGTGCTGGTGTGCTTCACAAATTCCTATGGTAAGACATGGGTTACATGCGCCGATTACATCGCGCCAAAGACCGTTCTCGAAGAAGATTATATGGATGAGCAATATACAGACGGAGGCGAGTACGACGAAGAAAAAGACTGCTACTGGACGACGAGCGGTTGGTACGAAAATAATTACGAGCCAGAAACAAACTGGAAACTAAGCGACAAAGTTACGCATTGGATGCCTTTGCCACAGGTTCCGGTTATGAACACCGTTTGAATATCGAGGAACATGGGAGGGTTTAGTATGGACAAAAAACTGTACGACATTATCTGCGATTGGATTCAAATGTTAGATGACGGCGAGATAGCAGCGGTAATTGATGAGATGAAAGATGAGTTAGAAACTTACCGTAGAGAGAACCGGAAATAAGTAACCAAGCTGAATATTGAAGGACATAAGGAGGTTTACAGATGCAAGAGGCGTTATATGGAGCGGCAACAATCGGATTTGTTGCTGGTATTGCCTTAACATTGTTCGCAATGTGGTTTTTATCTAAAAGACGATGAACATTCGTGAATATTTAGTTACCTGGGGAGGATTGGACCAATGACGAAGATTGCTACATGCGCGAATGAACATTGCTGCTCCCCAATCTATGCAGGCGATAAAGCCTGGAGGATGTTTGGGCAGCTGTATTGCAATATTCGGTGTGCTTTGAAAAACTTGCGGAAGGGGTGAATGTATTGGCGCTTAACCGAAAGCGAAAGCATAATGATCCGGTTCGCTGCTCCTTCTGCGGAGAAAAGCGAGCACACCATACGCTTCATGGTTTATCCCGTTTTGGGGGTGGGAGAACATGCTGTGATGTGTGCTTTCCAGGGGTGAAATCTGAATATGTCAAGGAACAGGAACGCGAAGCGGCCTATGAAATGACGGAAGCGGATTACCAAACCTGGGGGAAATTATAAATCAATCAAGGGAGAGATGTAACTATGCTTAATCGAGTGATACTTATTGGACGCTTAACGAAGGACCCGGAGCTGCGCTACACACCAGCTGGAGTTGCTGTAACTACGTTTACCCTTGCCATAGACCGACCATTCACAGGCCGGGATCAGCAGCGCGAAGCGGACTTTATTAACGTTGTCGTGTGGCGGCAGCTGGCCGAGACATGTGCTAACTATTTACGCAAGGGCCGTTTAGCGGCTGTAGAGGGCCGTATTCAAGTCCGGAACTATGATAACAGTGAAGGGCGCAGGGTATATGTTACGGAGGTTGTAGCAGATAACGTGCGCTTTCTGGAGAGCATGAACAGCAGCAGCTCGGGCGGAACCGGCAGCAGCTCCAGTGGCGATCCGTTTGCGGATGACGGGAAACCAATCGACATCAGCGACGATGATTTGCCGTTCTGATACAAAATGTAACAAGAAAATAAGGGGTACGACAGGCTTCCCGATCCGGGGAGTCTTTTTTTTATGGTAAACTATTGAAATTTGTCGATGATAGAGTTATAGTGTAAGGGAACGATTCGAATATTATCGAAAGGGGTGTTAGATCATTGTCGAATACTAATGCAAAAGTACCATTGACACGTCCAGTTAGTTTCACGCTGACCCATGATTTTGCCGACAAATTGGACGACCATTGGAAGAAAAGGGGTTTCCCCACCCGTTCCGCTTATCTCTCTTATTTGATCCGAATCGACATGGAGAAGAAGGGTTAATATGGCGAAAGACGCGAAAGATGCCTTTTACTTCTCCCATGATTCCAACGCTAGGGGAGATACTAAAATCCTCGAAATGAGAAGTGTGTACGGTTCCGAGGGTTACGGCTGGTATTGGATACTCATCGAAATGATGAGGGAAGAACAAGATTACAAACTCGGGATGCAAAGTAAATACATTTGGAATGCATATGCAAAGCAAATGGATTGCAAACCGGAGCAAGCAAAACAATTCGTTTTGGATTGCATAAACGAGTTTAAATTATTCAATTCTGACGAACTTTTTTTCTGGTCAAATTCACTAAATCGGAGGATGTCAAAACGCGAAAAAACATCTTCTGCGCGAAGTGAAGCGGCTAGAAAACGTTGGAGTGATGCTGGTTTAGATGCAAATGCATTGCAAACTGATGCAAATGCAAAGCCGGGCTATGCATTAAAAAGGAAAGTAAAAGAAAGTAAAGGAAAAGAAATTAAAGTAAATATTAAAACACCTTTGTCGTTTTCCAACGACGAGCTGATTCCTTTTCTCGAAATCCTTGAATACTTGAACACCAAAACGGGGAAGAAATTCAAACCCGTAGATAAAACCAAGAAGGCCATTCGAGCACGGTGGAACGAAGGCAACCGCCTGGGAGAATTTAAAACCGTGATTGACAACAAAGTGCTGGATTGGGGAAATCCAAAACCCGGGCAAAAAGATATGCGGCAATATCTTGCCCCGGACACTCTTTTCGGGACCAAATTCGAACGATACCTAAACGAGCAGCCAAAGGGGGATGCACATGAACCCGGAACTGTTAGCGAAAGCTATTCCGACTATGAGCGCTTCGTCATCAAGTGATTCACTGATTGGTGCCTGCTGCCTTTTCTGTCACACGTATATCCCGCGGATGGACTTGAAAATGCTGGGGAAGCCCTTTTACCCATTGCCAACATGCTCCTGCGTGATGGATCGGGAACAAAAGCGGCTGGAGCTGGAGGAACGCATGGAGCGCAAGCGAAGGATTCAGCGCACCTATGCCCGCAGCCTGGTTGCAGATTCGATCCAGGATGCAACATTGGAAAACTTTACATACCGGGATGGAACAGGAATTGCGCTTACGAAGTCGAAAGAGTTTGTCAAACACTTTTCGACACGGAAAACGGGGATACTGCTATTCGGCAAACCTGGGAACGGGAAAAGCCACCTTGCCCGAGGGATGGAACAAGCGATAGACGCCATGCACTATGCAACGCTGTTTCTTGATTGGCTCAAACTGTGCGAATTGGCGAAGGCTACGTTTTCCCGTAACTCCAAGACCACGATAGCCGATTATGTCACCGCGGCGGTTGAAGCTGATTTTCTTGTGCTGGACGAGCTGGGAGCCGGGACGCTATCGGACTTTGAATTCAAGAATCTCCTGTTCCCAATCGTGAACGGCAGGCAAGGCAAAAAAACCGTCTATACGACGAACCTGGACATCAAACGTCTCGCGTCTTGGATGGCTGCGCATGACCCGGATGGACGGATTATAGACCGAATTATCGGCAGCTGCGAGATTGTGCAAAATAGCGGCACCAGCAAGCGCGTAGAAGACGCCGAGAAGCGCATGAGTACATAACCCAAGGGGGAAACAACGTTGGAAGAATTAACAGTCAAAATCAAGCAATGGGCAAGCGACCGAGGACTTGATACAGCGGACCCGAACAAACAAATGCTGAAGCTTGGGGAAGAATTCGGGGAATTGTGCCAAGGGATGGCTAAAGGCCGTAAGGATCAGGTGATTGATTCTATAGGCGATATGTATGTCGTTATGACCATCCTTTCGATGCAGATGGGGATCAACATCGAGGACTGTGTTCAGTCGGCTTATGACGAAATCAAAGACCGGAAAGGCAAGATGATTAACGGCGTGTTCGTCAAACAAGAAGACTTGATCTAGGGGGCGTAGAACAATGGGATCAATGGACCAAGCGGAGCGGCTCAGAAGGGCCTTGGAGCTCCAGCAAAAAGACAAGGATGATATGGACCGTATCTTCTGGCTGATGTTACACGGCGGCAGGACACCGCTGGACGCTTGCAAGACGGTTATTGGGTGCAATGACATGTTCTTATCTCACGACACCGAGAATGGGCTTTTACGGGCCTCTAGGAGCGTGGACGATGAGCAAGTTTTACAACAAGAAAGTTTTATTGACCGAAGGCGGGACTGTTCTTGATGAGGATCATCTGAAGGAGCTCAAGCAAGCTGGGATTGTGCTGGATGGAATTCACTTTGACAGCATGATGGAGTGTGACTTTTACGTCGAGCGGCTGCTCCCGAAAGTCCAGTCCGGGGAAATTGAAGTCATCCTCCAGCCTCGCTACCTCCTGCTCCCGGCCTTCGAAAAGCGGGGGAAGAAGTGGCAAAAGATGGAGTACATAGCCGACTTCGAAGTGCGGCATAAGAGCGGGCGCGTGGATGTCATTGACATTAAGGGCCTGGAAACGGATGATTTCAAAATCAAGCGGAAGCTGTTCGAGTATACCTTCCCGGAGCATGAGCTGCTGATTATCAAGCGGGTGAAGAAATTTGGCGGCTGGGTGACGGAAGAAGAATACAACCGGCTGCGCCGATCGGAGAAAAAGGAGAAACGCGGGGATGCCAAGCCGCGAAATAAAATTAAGCGTCGATCCAAGAGAGCATAAATGCGTGTGGGCCGAGGCTTTCAGGCTAACCGAAGATTTAACCCAGCTGGAGGCGGATGGCTGGGAATGCGAGATATGCGGGCAGCGCATTGCGGGTGAGCTGCCCGACAACAACACATGAGAGGAACAATGGGACAATGGACTACGAAAAAGACAGACTATCAGACACCGAGCGCAAAGTATTGGAGTTTATACGGGAGCAAATGGCCGGGGAGAGTACCATATCCTCCGAAGGGCTTATGAGCCTTTCAATCGCCATGAAAGTCGTGAATAGTGCATCATCCTGGTACAGCAGCGTCTCCAAACTCAAATACCAAAAATACATGGAGTCCATCCGGGACGGACAAATGGCTCTATACAGCATTACAGACAAGGGATACAGAGAATTAAACGATCAAACCGAACTCGAACCAGTAAAAGCGGAGGCCAAACCCATGAATAGACCAATGGAGGACGCGCTCAAGGAAGCGCTTAATAAAGGCAAATTCAATTACACCGCAACATCCCAGCTGGGGCTATCACTCCCAAAGCCTGGGACCTATGCAGAGAACGTGAACGGGATCATTGACATGTTTAAAGAGCGGATCAACCCGAAAGCAGGAGAAAATGAAGTCATGCGGCTGCGCGAATGGTACGATAAACTCAGCGCTCAAGGGGTGCCAGCTTACCAGTGGATGGTGGAGGCGATTGCTAATTGTTCGACCAAAGTCAATGCGTCACAACGCACGATTGCTTACCTCATCGGAATACTCAAAAGCTGGGCCACCTATGGATTCGGATCAGATTATTCCAGTGAGGCCAAGAAGTTGTTTGAGCGATTCGAGTCACGGTTTAACACTCAGCTATCCGATGCAGCCCGCAGACATTTGATGGGAATCATAGAGCGTAATGGCATCGTAGACACATTGGCCGGGATATTCGAAATGGAACTGGAAATTGTAGACATGAGCAGGATTATTGTAGAACAGCTGGAGCGCTCACTCGGATCGGAGGAAAGCGCATGATTGAACTTTCCCCGATGGACCGCTTAAAAATCTTTGCGCTCGATCCAAGAGGTATCAAAATGCGGGAGGTGCGGCTTTCACCCACTCCAGGCTTCGTTATTTGGGCCAAGAAGAACGCAGAGCCGGTTGAGATAGATATACGCGGGGTAGGTTATCCCGCTCGCGTAGGCGGCAAATATCAGTCTGTGCTGCGGCTTTG